CAACGTCAGCGGACTCGAAGCAGTCATCTTCATGCGTAACATGGATTACATCGGCATCAGTCAATCTATTGGTCGTGTGATTCGTTTGGGTGGAGATTCTAAGACCTTTGGTCTAGTTTGCATCCCAACTTATGACTCTGTGGGTATTGGCACCGCCCGCAAAGTTCAGGCAGTTGTTGATGTTGTCTTTAACAAAGGTGAACCCGCAATTAGTGAGATCCGCCGCTAGTGTGCCAGTTGGTCAAAGTGTCCACCATCCCCCCACAGGGGATGGTTTTCATGTATATTAAAAGAGTCAAAGGAAATCCGCCATGCAATCCATCATCGAAGATTCTTGCTTGATTCTCAACGAGAAATTTGAGAATGGTATTGGTCTGACATCTACACCGCTTAAAGCATACTCTGGTCCTGCACTTGAGGAGTGGAGTGAACTTACAATCAAACTGATTATTGCAGATCTGAAGGAAAAGTATCCTGATGCTGTTATCGAATGGGGAAAAGGTTATATTGATTCTGACTTTGATGGATTTGTTCAAGAGCGACTCGATCAACACGTCAAAGTGAATGGAAAGTATGCTTATCTGCAAGAAGATAGAGCATGGGTTGATAAACCATTCTACACTTTGAAGCGTGCTGTTATTCGCAACATCATGCTTTCTTGTCCTTCTAAACTCTCTGAGAATGTGAAGTTTGGTCTGGTTGGATACTCTATCGACATCACCGAAGGTATTATCAAGACCTGCAACATCACGCAAGGTTATGGTGATCGACTTGAGCGATTCTCCCTGACTGGTCGCCCTCGTTCTATGAAAGTTAATGGCAAAGCAGTCAACTGGTTTGAGACTGGTTTCGTGAATGAAACTGTGGTAAAATATATTGATTATGTTTACACAACTCTGGAGGAGGCAATCAAAAATGGTTGAATTGTATCAGGGTGATTGTTTAGAACAGATGCTCAACATTCCTGACCATTCTGTTGATTTAATTCTATGCGATTTGCCATATGGTACAACTGACCGTAGCGGAGTTGAGAGTAAAGGAAGCAACAGACTTCTGAAGTGGGATACAGTTATTCCACTAGATTTGTTGTGGGAACAATATCGGAGAATCCTAAAACCTTTGGGAACTGTAGCTCTGACAGCAGATCAACCATTTACAAGTCAACTAATCATGAGCAATCTTGATTGGTTTAAGTATGAATGGATCTGGAAGAAAAAGAAGACAACAGGATTTTTGTTGGCAAACTATCGCCCGATGAAAGAGACTGAAGATGTTGTAATCTTCTCTCCTGGTGGTGCTGCTGCTGCGTCCCGTAATGGTAAAAACATGACATACAATCCTCAGGGGTTGATTGAGAAGAAAGTAAAGAAGAAAAATAATCCAAAGCGTTTGGGTAAGTTCTTACACAACCCAGAACATATGGGAGAGAATAACAAATTGCTGCACGAGAGTGAGTATGAACAGAAGTGGACAAACTATCCGTCTGAGATAATCGAATTCGGATTAGATCGTGATGTGATTCACCCAACACAAAAACCTGTTGCGTTGATGGAGTATCTCATCAAAACATATAGCAACGAAGGTGAAACTGTCCTGGATAATTGCATGGGTTCAGGTACAACTGGTGTTGCTGCTGTTAAATGTAATCGTAAATTCATAGGTATTGAAGCAGATGCAGATTATTTCACGAAAGCATGTGGAAGAATAAATGCTGTGACAGTTGACGAACCGGACACAATCGCTTGCAATCCGCTGATCGATGCGCTATCTTAAGATCATGAAAAACACACACCTCCAACACCCCGAAGATTCTATCCTGACGGGTGATCTTTCTGCTCTTGATTGGTTGCTCTCTGATGGTGAAATTTCTGCGAAGATTGATGGCGCTCCCGCGATTGTATGGGGGACGAATCCGGCGACGGGTAAATTCTTTGTTGGTACAAAATCGGTCTTTAATAAGAAACTTATCAAGATTAACGAAACTCATAGTGACATCGACGCTAATCATTCTGGCGATGTTGCTGATATACTACACCACTGCCTTGATTATCTTCCTGATTTCGACGGGATTGTTCAAGGTGATTTTATTGGGTTTGGTGGTGATGATACTTACTGCCCCAATACGATTACTTATGTCTTTGATGAAATAATTGACAAGGATATTATCATCGCACCTCATACTTTGTATGCAACTGATGGTGAGATGAAAGATGCCTATGTTATCAACGACATGGTAGATATGGAGATCTTCGATGATAATGATTATGTAAAGTTCGTGCAACCAAAATGTTGGCAGGTTGATGAAGATTTCGATGAGATTGTTGCATTTGCCAAGCAAATGTCGTGTATGTGTGAGTTTCTGAGCCCCAAGCAATCGCAACAGGTTCAGCAACAACTTAATAGCATTATTCGTGCTGGTTTGGATATTGATGACCTGACCATGGATGCGCTGGCATTTGCAAACAAAATCGACGTGAATGTTTTGCGTTTGTGGTCACTCGTCAAGTCAATCAAGGATGACATGTTGTTCTTGATGCGGAATAATGGTCCTAAAGCATACATCGGTCGCCAAAGATGTGGTGGCGAAGGTTATGTCAAGATCAATCAATTTGGTATGTTCAAGTATGTCAACCGTGAGCAATTCTCCCATGCAAACTTCAATAATGGTAGGTTTGCTTGTGCCAGTTGATGTAGTGGCACACACCTGCTTGTAAGGTCTCCGTTTTCATGTATTATTAAAGAGTCAAAGGAACAGCACATGACCGCTTCAACTTTCTCCGATTTTGTTGCCACTCAAGATGCACGGAATGACATCCAACTTAACATCCGCAAATATACTTTGATGTTGTGTGATTGTCTGACTGATGACTTTACTCGCAGTCATCCTAACTCTGATCCCTACAAGTTCTATATTGAAAGTGGTAGAAAGTATCACAAGATTGTGATGGAGACTGAATCTCAGTCCCGTAGTGTTCATGCCTTTGTTGATAAGAAGACTGGCGAAGTTTACAAACCAGCATCATTCAAAGCACCTGCAAAGATTGTGCGTTACAATCTTCTGATGATTGAGTCTCGCGAAGAATGTTTTGCCCGTGCAGATTGGGCAGGAGGTTATCTCTATGTTCGCTGACACTAATCGTCAACTTCGTAAACTTTCTATCTACAAACCGATGCAATTTCAAGTCACACAAATTGATTTTGATTTTGATGATGCCATGACCGTTGATGATAAACAGGAAGTATTTGATGAGGTTGTTGGTAACATTTGGGAAGCAATCGATGAAGAAGATTTAGTTGATGAGATCACAACTGCAACAGGTTGGTGCATCAATTCCATCGATTATCGTCACATTCTTAACTGAAACTCATGATTACATCCAAGAAACAAATGCTCAACGTGATGAAGAATTGCGAGGGTGCCGACACACTAACAAGGGAGGAAAAGTTTCAAGTGTTTGTTAGAGTCTGCGACAATATGCTGAAAGATGGTAGAATGACCAAGGCAACTCACAAACGTTTCACGGAGATTTGGTGACATGAAATGGGAAGTTAAATTGTATGTTGGCGGCAAAGTTTTTACAGAAGAAGTTTATGCCAGCAATTATCAGGATGCAAGGGAAACAGCAACAGCACGCAATCCTAGAGCAAAAGTGATAGGAGTCAACCCGATTGTGGGAGGTTGATGTAAAGAAAGAACCAGTTGAGGAACTGGCACACAACCGGTTGTGTGGTCGCTGTTTTCATGTATTATTAAAGAGTCAAAGGGATTCACCACATGCAAGTCACCAATTCTGCCACCATCGTTGATTACTTTCCCGAGGCATTTATTGCTGAGGCTGATGACATCAAAGGCATGAAAGTTGTTGTCAAGCGTTTCATCCGTCGCGTTTATTTCCGCGCTACTGGTCAGAAATCTTACAGCACTATTGGTCAGATTGAAGCAAAATACGATTGGCAGTTGCGTATTGCTAAGGGTGCAACAGTTACAGGATTCAACACCGACAAAATGCCTCGCGCTGAGTATATGCCACTGATGTGCTGAGTTTATGTCACTTATCAAACATTATCTCCATCAAATCATGACTGAAACCACCGACAAAATCATCGATCGCGATCAACTCCAAGACAACCTTATCAATCAGATTCTGGATGACATGGACATCAAAACTATGATGGCAATGTTGTATGATATGATGGATGAGAGTTATGATAATTATTCGGTGAAAGAATTGATTGCAGAGGTAGAAGAATACTACCCACATTTGTTGGA